CTTTTTTCTTATAGTTGGAATTAACAATTCATAACTTTCAAATGTAATTTTTTGAGCTTCTTCAATCCAACAAATATCAATACCTTCCAATGATTTAATTTGGTTTGGGTCATGTTTAAGACCAAGAAACAAAAATTCAGTTCCGTTTATACCGTAAATACCATCTCGAGTAACCCGATAAAATTTTTCCAATCCCATTCTTACAATGCATTGATGTAATAATTTGTGAACGGATTGTTTTATTGAACCTTGTATTTCACGAGTGCATAAAATACGAAGGTTTGACTTGATGCCTAATGATAATAAAGTAATAGCAAAATTCCAACTCTTGCCACCACCCCTACCACCATAATAAATTTTATATCTTGAAGGTGTAAATAAAGGTTTAAATATTTTTGGTAATTCTAACGGTGCGGACACTTAAATAAACTTAATAGTTAAATTCATATCTTCATTTATTTCTAATTCTTGTTTTTCAACATACCCCCGACCTTTGCCTTGAGTCTTTAAAAACAAATCAATTGCTCTTAATTTTACATTTTCGTTTTTAGTTCTCATTAACGAATGTAAACCTTCTTCTGCTATATCTAAGTTTTGTTCTCTTATATCTTTTAATTGGTCAGGGTCTTTCATTGCCCTTTCTCTGACAGATATTCTAGTTATGTCAACACCATATTCTTTTTTATACAGTCTTACTGCCCTAGCATAAAGCCCTGCACTTTCTCTAAGCCCTGCCCAAAATTCTTCTTTTGATAGTTTCATTATTGTTAGGTTTTGTTAAGTTATCCAATATATTGGAATGATACCGTTATTCTGTTGCTTGATGTACTACCTTTTTTGTTTTTGTTATGAATTGTGCCCGTATTAGAACCAATACTTGTTCTACCAATTCTTGTTGTAGCCCACTTTTTATCTTTTTTTCTATTCATTATTAAACTGGGTGCAGATGTAGTCGATATAAAACCTTTACCATTTGCTTTAAGTATTTCAGCTACATTATTGCTTAACAAATGTCCAAGACCAATACCTTGATAATCGGGCAATACAACAGTTCGGTGTTCTTTCCAAAAATTCTTTTTGATTGGGTGCGGAAAAGGTAATGAACTGCAATAACCACACACAACACCATTGACTGTTGCTATAAAAACTCTTGCCGCATTGTTGTGTGTATGACTTAAATAATGATATTTACTAAACATTTTCCAATATTCGGACTTTCTTTTTGTTTCAAATATTCGGAATTCAATGTCTGGTCTTTTTTTTTAGCTGTTACGCTGTATGTCATATCATTAGTATTAAATATCCAATCGGGCAATAACCAATCTTCAACATCAAAATGGCAACCTACAGCTATAAACTTTTTATTAGTTCGTCTTATAGCTTTTTGTATAGCGTGTGAACCAATCTTAGCCACTTCCCTATCGACTACCGATGTAAACTCATCAAAGACAATCAAAGGCTCATCTTTCAATAAACTTGTTGCTAAATCAACACGCATTTTTTGACCATTGCTTAATACACTATACGGTTTAAGCCATGAAGGTGGTGAAGAAAAACCAACGCTGTTAAATGTTCTTGTAATTTGGTCAACTGTTATTTCTTTTGGGAAATCATCCAATATGGATTGTTCTTTATAATCAAAATTAGTTACATAACTATCAGGAAATAATTCTTTTGCTATTGTTGTCTTACCTGTTCCACTATTACCAACAATTAAACCTATTTGCCAATCATCACCAAAATGAATATCACCAACAAACCGTTCTTTAATATGTGTAGATGCCAAATCAAATTTACCCATAACTGAAGCAACACGAAATGATTTTTTAGGTGTTGTTTCTCTTACAATGTCAAAAGTCGGCACTCATACCCCTGTTCTATTAATTCATTAAATAATGTTTCTTGTTGTTCTTCGCTTGTACAATCAACTTCAATCTTTAAAGATGTTTCAAGTGAATCAGATAAATCTGTTACATCATCTTTAATTTTAGGTAAATCCAAACCCCATTCTTCTAAATCATGACTATCCCAATCTAAATTTAAAACTTCCCAATCCCATTCTCCAAAACCAACATTGTCTTTAATAATAAATTCTTCTTTTTCTTTAGCAGTTAAATTATTAACTTTTAATATAGGAATGGATTCAAGACCTGCTTCTACACAAGCCTTGTATCGCATATTGCCACCCAATATTACATTGTTTTCATCTATTACAATGGGTCTAATTGCTAACATTGTTGGAAATCTCTTAATGCTTTTAACCAATTTTGAAAATTTATCACTTTCAATAGTTCTTGGATTAAATTGATTAAGTATTATTTCATTAATACCTAAATAAGTAATATTATGAAGTGCTGGTTCTACAGCTACATTAAGATTTTTTGACATTGTTAACTCCTAAAAAGGAACTTCATCTTCAAATTCATCTCTACCCATATCTTGAAGTTTGTTTGAATCAACAGAATTAACTGCATCTGCTACCCAAGGCGGTACTACTTTACCACCTAACATTTTAGAACCTGTGCTTGTAACTTTGTATTGGTCAGTAAAACTACCAGTATTTGTATCGTATACCATTTTAAAATACAAAGCTATTTCCACATCTTTACCATCTACATTAACTTTAAGTTTAAGTATTGGTTTCTTTTGTGCTTGTAAATTTTCAACACCTGATTTAGCAAATAATCCATTTTCTATATAAGCTATAGCTGTGTTTGTTGTGTCATATTTTGGTTGTTCATTCATTTCTTTCTCCTAATTTTTGATAATAATGAATAGCTTTTGGTAACTAAACTACCCAATTGTTCTACAGTTATTGTATTAGTGCCATCTGACCGAATTGATGCAGGTAGCCATCCTTTTTTAGTAGACATTCTGTTAATAGCTTTTGATGTAAAAACTACTCCATGAAACGCCTGACAATGAGCAACGCTATAACCTTTAATAGTTGACCATTTTAGTATGTCTTTATCGCTAGTTGTCCATCCACGCATTGATTGTGCGTGTGCAATAGTCCATCCTAAATCATTTTTTAATCTAAGTATTTCTATTTTGTCTGTAAACCTATCTTTATAACAAAGCGTTGGGTCGCCTAAATGGTTTATGAATTGTTGGTATGTAATCATAATTTTAATTTGGTGATTACTAAGGGTAATCAATCCCCGATATTAGGCATTTCTGCCAACCTAACGAGGGAAAGGATAGAGGAATGATAACCTCTAAAAACCCCCGAATACTCATTCGGATAGAGTAATTCTAAATTGTTGCTTCAATACCTTTACCATTTTCAAACAACTCATAATATTTATTCATAACTTGAACTAAATCTTTTTCTTTAGCTTCATCAAAAATATCGGTTGCTTTATCATAATCACCATATTTTTTAGCCACTTGCAATCCAGTTAACATATTAACAATTGGAACATTTCTTTGTTCTGCATTAAGTTTATTATACGCAGTTGCTCCTTTGTTTGGATTTGATTTAGAAAAATCTTCAGCTTCATCTTCGCCATAATGTCCAAGCGTATAAAATCCACAAGCTTTTAAAATTGCCCTTGATAATGCTCTCTTTTGAGCCATTTCCAACAAATAAAAATTGTTACAACTTTTGCCTATTTTTGGACTGTTCATTGCGGATGCAAACATTGTAATTGGGGGTTTGCCTTCAAGAGTAGCGGTACATTCAAAAGCACAATATGTTTCTGTACATGCATGAAGTCTGTATTCAATTTTAATTTTAGATTGTGCTTCGATTTTTTCAATGCCTTCTCTTTTAATAATGGTGTAATGGGCATGTGGAAACATATCCGTTTTTTCTAAACCATATTTTTTATATAATTCTCCTAATACACTCATCATACGCTCCTATATTTTTTCATTGCTCGTTCAACAATGTTGTTAAAGTTTTCAATGTAATTTTCTGGCTTATTTTTTTTGTATTGATATTGTGCAACATGACTAATTTTTCCATATCTATTTTTTACAGCCAATGTATGTGTTTCAATATCTAAACCTCTTTTTCTTAGTTCAAATATCACAGCACTCAATCTATATACACCACAATCTTCCATAGCTTGTTTACCAGTTATAGAACCATGGTCGAGTAACCATTTTTCAATTATTATTTTTTGATTAGTAATCATTTTAAAACTCCTATTTCAGTTAATGCCCATTCAAATTGTTTAAGAATAGACTCTTTGTTTCCTGTTAATCCCCATCTTTTTTTAATTATGGAGTAACAAGTTTTACCTCTTGAAAGTTTAAATCCTTTAATTTCAGATTGTAAACCTTTCCTTAAAGTCAATAGTTGAAAAATATGTATATCGTCTTGAGTATCATTCTTTGATAATATCATCTTCAATCTCCTTTAAGTCTTTAGTTTGTATTTCTTGCCAATCGACAGGAACTAAATTATCATCAAGGACAGTATAATTAATATAGTAAATTTCACCAGTATCTTCCATTTCTACAACTTCTCGGCTACCTTTCATCTTAACCATCCTTGCATGTGTACAACATACGGTGTTAATCCAATACAAAATCCTAAGACAAAATACCTGCCTTGTTTTGTAGATTTTTTAAATTTTTGGAAAGGGATTTGAGTTCGTCTAAATTCACTTTGAATAAATCCATGTTTTATTAAATATAATTTTATTTTATTAATCATTGTTTTTTCTCCTTACTTTGGTTTTTAATAATATTTGCACATTTACTTGAACAACAAATTGTATCGTATCTCATTGGTTCAACACCAAATCCAAATCCAGTTTGTGAATTACATATCCAACAATAAGTATGTGTTAATTTAATCATTTTAATCATTTGAATCTCCTTTTTAGGTTTTGTAACTTTATTGCTACATTGATTAGTTTACGCTGTTAATTCGTAAATGTCAAGTTTTCATTGGTTTTATTTAATAGGTATTCTT